GGCGGTAATGGAGGTAATGGCGGTAGCGGTAACACAGTTAATGGCTCTGTAGGAACTGCTCCAGGAGGAGGCGGAGGAGCAGGAGGCAAGACCGCCAATGGGGCTGATGGAGTTAGCGGGAGAGTGTCATTTACATACACTCCTCAATCAATAAATGGACAGATGTTTCTGTTGTTTAATTAAACACTTTAAGCTATGGGATGTCCTGTAGCGTAAGCCCATCTAAGTTCTAGCTCTTAGATGGTGAAAACCAGATGCTAGACAAAGGACAAACAAATGGCAAATAGAAGACTGACACAGTTCATGTATTCATTACATGCAATGCCTGTGTTGTTAGACTGCAACTTCGTTGTAGATTCTACGAATGGCAATGGCTTAGGAATCCGATCTTTAAAAGGACCCGGCATTCAAGCTGTATATATGCACACAAGTGCAACTCCAGACCCTAAGAACCCTAATCCTGCTTCAGGAACGATTGTTGTACAACTCCAAGACAACTATAATCGCTCTTTCAGCGGATTTGATTCCAGAGTCTCTCCTGTAAGTGGATCTGCATTAAAGATCGACAACTCAGCTTTAACGGCTGGTGTTGCTTACATCATCACCACACTTGGCGATGCTACAGTGGCTCAATGGGTTGCTTTAGGCGTGCCAGTTGGTGTAACTCCTGCAGTGGGCGTAGCGTTCATTGCAGCTAGTGTTGGCGCTGGATCTAATAGCTCTAGCTCGCGTGTTATGGCTACAGCAGCTTCAGGCACAGGCGTGGCTAGTATTGAGACAGTTGGTGACCCCAACCTCTCTATTGCTCCTTTAGCTTCCGCTGGACAAGGATATGGCGCAAGCTTCATCCTCCAATGTCGTGATTATGCTGGTGCTTTAGTAGCTCCTGCAGATGGATCTGTTATCAGCTTAGCCTTCTACCTCAGTAATTCGAGTGTAAAAGTACAAGGTGAATAAATAGCTTCCCCGATCTATCTTTACAGATAGGTCTAAAATGCGTTTAAACCCCCTTTAGACGCGTTATTGAAGTGGGGCCTGGGGTCCAGCTAATACTTAGCTGCTCTAGGCCCCTATAGGGGGCTATAAAGGACTAAATGGGCTATATAAGCCCCGATAAGGAACTAAAGATATGTCAGCACCTGCAATACCCCGTAAGAACTGCAAGGCTTGTAATACAGAAAAGCCTATGTCTGAGTTCTATTCTCACAAACGGGATGGATTTCAATCTAGATGTAAGCCGTGTCAAAGAGCGTACACTAAGCCAAACGATAGAAAAATACACTTAAGACGTAAGTTTGGTATGAGTTTAGATCAATATAATAATCTATTTAGGAAACAATCAGGCAAATGTGCAATTTGTGAAGCGCATCAATCTAGTCTAAAAGTATCTTTATCAGTCGATCATAACCATAATACTGGAACTCTTAGAGGATTGCTTTGTACTCAATGTAATTTTGCTCTTGGAGCTATGAGAGAAGATAAAGACTCTATTAAAGCTATGATTACATATTTAGAAAGGTATCAATAATGAGTGCACCAGCTATTCCGCGAGGGCTCATAGCCCAACAGGGTAATGGCCAAGTGTGGCTCACTTGGGATACTATTGCCGGGGCTACATCCTATAAGATCCAAAGATCATTAGATAATATTACCTATAGTTCATTAGCTACAGTCACAGTACCTCAGTACTTAGATGCATCTGTTGTCATAAATACTGAATACTTCTACCAAGTTGCATCAGATAATGGTACAACAAGTGCCTATTCTGAGGCTCAATCTGTTGTTCCTGTAGGCACCGGTAAGATGACCTTAGGCCAACTCAGAACATTATCCCAACAAAAGGCCGATAGGGTTAATAGCCAGTTCGTTACAGAAGCTGAGTGGAATACATACATTAATCAGTCTTATTTTGAGCTCTATGACCTTATGGTACAGAAGTATGGCAATGAGTACTTCATGGCTGAGCCTCTTCTTGTCACCACAGACGGTAATACACGCTTCCCCTTGCCTGATGGTGTTAATAATGGTGGTGCTAGACCATTCTATAAGCTATTAGGTGTTGACCTTGCATTAAACAACGCTTCTAATGCATTTCTCACTCTCAAACGATTTAGCTTTATAAATAGAAACCAATACATTTACCCTCAACTTACAACTAATATGTTAGGCTGGGGATCTCTCGCATATCGACTTGAGGGAGATTACGTAGCTTTCATTCCCACACCCCAAGCAAATCAAATACTTAGGCTTTGGTATATACCGAGGATGCAGACTCTCCTAAAAGATACAGATGTAGCCGATGGGGTCAGTGGTTGGGTTGAGTATATAGCTGTAGATGCTGCTATTAAGGCTCTTATGAAAGAAGAGTCTGATGTATCAGCTCTTATGGTGCAAAAGCAAGCTCTAATTGACCGTATTGAGGCTGCTGCTGAGAATAGAGATGCTGGAGAGCCTGAGCGTATCAGTCCCACCCGACAAGCTACAGACTATTATGGTTCTGGTCCCTTTGGCGGCCAATTTGGGGGCTATTAGGTGTTACCTAGCTTTAATACATCTGATACAGCTTTGGGAAGGATGCAGTCTACATGGGCTGCTATTCTTAATAAGTTTGTAGATCTTCCTTTGTTACAAGGGATTCAGCTAAAGAACATATCATTGGTAACAGGTGCTAATGTCATTAACCATAAGCTTGGAAGAGCTCCGCAAGGATACATCGTGACTAGATTCCAAGTAGCCGGGTCGCTTATATACGACACTCAAGCTACTAACCAAATGCCTGAACTTACTTTAAACTTAACTTCCAGTGCTAATACCACTGTTGACCTCTGGGTGTATTAATGTCTTCAATCTCCTCTCCTAACATGGGCTTACAAATACCAATTGTAGGATCACAACCTGGACCATTGTACGCAACAGACATAGACAATTCATTAAGCTTAATTGATGAGCATAATCATACATCTGGACAAGGTGTACAAATACCCACAGCTGGACTTAGCCTAGATGCAGACCTTACTATAAATGGATTCGGACTCTTTGATGCTTTAAGATTAGGCCTAGCCCCACAGTTATCACCTTTATCTGGAGTTACCTATCCAGCTAACTTATACGTTAGTGGTGTAGATTTGTACTACAATGATAACAATGGCAATCAGATTCAAATGACTGCCGCAGGACAGGTTAATAGTGCCGCTGGGTCTATAGCTGGGTTGTCTGCTCCTGCATTAGCTGCATATAGCTCTGGTAGTGAAAAGTTCATTTGGCAAGCTAATAGTGGGAATCAAACGCCCGCTGATATGGACTTTGGCTCAGCTATTATTAGAGAGCATGTACCAGCAGGGCACAGTGTAACACTCTCAGCATTCACGGGACTAGCAGCAGATTATACTATCACTCTCCCTAACAGTTTACCTGGATCTGACCTCCCAGTCTTCTTAGACAGTTCAGGACAACTGTCTAGCAATCAAATTGGTACAGCAGCCTTAGCTACTAATGCTGTTACAACACCTAAGATTACTGACGGGGCGATACTTACAGCTAAGATAGCAGATGGACAAGTTACTAATGCTAAATTAGCCCCAGTTAACTATGCAAGTACTAGTGTACCAAACGTGCAGGCTACATCTTCTACTTTTGTTTCTTTGGGGACAGTAGCCCCCACGTTAGACGGATCTCGCCCTGTAATGATACAATTAATACCAGATGGTTCAGGTTCTGTTGGGTTTTTAAACTTAACTTCTTCGGTGCCTTTAACTACTTCCAAACGATTAACAGGCACTATTCAAGTAGAAGGCTCTAATGGATATATATCTGCACAAGAGTTACAATATTACACGGCTATAGCAACTGGGGGCGATACCCCTCAAATCTTAATACCTTGCAGCTCCTTAACATTTATAGATTTTAGTTTTACGGCAGGTGTTGTTACCTACAACATGAAAATTAATGCCGTAAGTTCTTTTACTCTAACTCAAGTAGCTAATTCAATTCTTATTGCACGAGAATTATAAAACATGCCCGTCCAGAAACAGAATCTACCTATCTCTTTTGCCTCAGGTGTAGACCAGAAGTCTGACCCTAAGCAGATTGATGCGCAGAGATTTGCTAATTTAGAGAATGTTGTGTTCAATAAGAACAAACGTCTAGATAAGCGTAATGGATTTAATAAGCTCACTAGCTTATCATTGGGTGTCAATCCTACCACACTCACTACTTTCGGTGGTAATCTAATAGCTATTGGAGATTCCCTACAATCTTATATAGCCCCAAGCAAGACATGGATAGACCGTGGTAGGTTCCAACCTGTTAACATGTCTGTTCTTCCCGCTCAACGTAATAGCTTATCTCAAAGCTCACCTGATGTAGCATACTCAGGAACTGGACTCTCTTGTATTACATATAAAGACAGTGACGGGGTTTGGCGTTATCAAGTTAATGATAGCACTAATGGCCAAGTACTTGTACCTCCTACAGTGCCTGAAACAGGGGCTGTTAACCTAAGATCGACCTTTCTACTTGGATACTTCCTTGTATCCTATACAGTTGTTGTATCTGCTACGCCTCGTATCAGGTTTGTAGCTGTTCCTATTGGTAATATTAATAATCCCTCTACTCCACATGAAGTGAGTAATCTTGTATCTAGCGGTACAGCTTTACATGACACTTATAGCATTGGTAGTAGAGTATTCATAGCATGGAGTTCATCAGATGGCGGAGGAGCTACTCGAGTTTCTAGTATTGACAGCGCTCTTAACTTATATCCTAATACTGTATTGGTAGGGCAACATGCCGATCGTATAGCTATCACTGTAGATGAGATTAATAATGTTCTATGGGTATTAACCTATAGAACAAGCACTACAACTATTAAGGCTAATGCTTTAAGCGAGACATTATCCATATTGTTAGCGCCCACTACTGTTGATACAGCTGATACTATCAATGAGCTTACTTGTGTAGCTTTAGATAATGTATGTTATGCATACTTTCAAGTTACAAATACTTATTCTTATAGCGCTGTTCGTACAGATCTTATTAAAAAAGCAAATATTACTATATCTGGTACTGTGAGTTCTGTCACAACATCCGTACGTTCTTTGGGATTGGCCAGCAAAGCCTTCTTAGTTAATTCTAATATATACATGTTAGCTACAGAACAAACAGCCTATCAACCTACATACTTCTTAGTTGATGCTAATGGTAGTGCTGTAGCTCGTGTAGCTTATGGCAATGGGGGCGGATATGAGCTCAATGGTATTCTCTCTCAAGTAACTGTAGCTGGAACAGACGCCGCTACAGTGTACCTATTTAAAGATCTTCTATTAGCTGTTAACAAGTCCCAAGCCCCTGCTTCAGTTGGCGGGGTATATACCCAAACTGGGGTTAACTTACTTAACTTAGATATGGCACGTAAAAACCTATCTACAGCTGAGATTGGCAACAATCTGCACATAGCTGGTGGGTTTGTGTGGGCTTATGATGGCACTAACCTCACAGAGCAGGGATTTAACTATTGGCCTGAAAACTCAGCTGTCACTACATCTACAAGTGGTGGAAATCTAGCTGATCAAACCTATTTCTATCAAATTACATACGAGTGGACAGACGCTCAAGGTAACATCTTTAGAAGCGCTCCATCCATCCCATTAGAGCAAGTTACATCTGGTGGAAATACAAGCACCAACACCCTTAAAATTCCAACACTTAGAGTTACATATAAATCTAAGGTACGCATTGTTATTTATAGATGGTCCACAGCTCAACAGAACTACTACCAAATAACCTCTATTACAAGCCCTCTCTTAAACGATCCTACGGTAGACTCTGTTACATATGTAGACACTGCTGCAGACAGCACTATCATTGGTAATCCTCTTATTTACACTACCGGAGGAGTTGTAGAGAATCTACCTGCTCCAGGTACGAGCTCGTTAAGTCTATATCAATCTCGCTTAGTGCTAATTACAAGCGAGAATAAGAATGTTGTATGGTATAGCAAACAAGTGCTTCAAGGCACTCCTGTAGAGATGAGTGATCTCTTTACAATCTATGTAGCCCCTTCTATAGGAGCTCAAGGATCAACTGGAGATACTGAAGTACTATATCCACTTGATGAGAAGCTTCTCTTCTTTAAGGCTAATGCCATATATTATATGACGGGTGTAGGTCCCGATGCTACTGGCGCTAATAATGACTTCTCTGAACCGGCCTTTATAACAGCTTCTGTTGGGTCCAGTAATGTTAATAGCCTATGCACTATACCACAAGGTGTAATGTTCCAATCCAATAAAGGTATTTGGATGTTAGGAAGAGAGCTTAGTACCCAATATATAGGGTCTGATATTGAAACTGATACCCTATCAGCTGTTGTCACCTCAGCTACTAACATACCCGGCACAACCCAAGCTCGTATGACCTTAGACAGCGGCAAAGCTGTAATGTATGACTACTTCTTTGGAAGATGGTGTACATTTACCAATTTACCAGCTATCAGTAGTACTCTATACACCTCTTTGCATACTTATTTAACATCTTTAAGTGAAGTAAGACAAGAGCAAGAAGGCTATTACAAAGACGGTCTTTCTAAGCCTGTTGGCATGACTGTCGAGACTCCTTGGTATAACTTAGCGGGGCTTCAAGGCTTTCAAAGGGCTATGCAGGTATACCTATTAGGCACCTATGAAACCCCCCATACTATACGAATATCTGTATATTATGATTATGAGGATGGGGCCACTCAAGTCATAGATGTTACTCCAGAACAGATATATGATTATTGGGGTGACCCAAGTCCAAACAATAGTCCTTTCTGGGGAGAGAGTTCTGTATGGGGTGGCGGGCAAACTCTAGAACAGGCCCGTATCTTCCTTAATAGACAGAAGTTGCAAGCTTTCAAGATGGTGATACAAGAAGTATTTGATCCTACACAAGGAACTCAACCTGGTGCTGGTCTATCTTTAAGCGGATTAAACGTGGTAGTAGCCTTGAAAAAAGGATATACTACTATCAAAGCCGCAAGAAGTTTCGGCTAAGCATGAACGGAGTATCCACTATTATGATAGGCGAAGGAATCAGACGTTACACGAGCAAGGATTATCCTTTAATCTCTAAATGGTATGTAAAGCATGGCATGAGCCCTCCAAAGCAAGAATGTTTATCAGACATGGGTTATATTGTAAATGAGCGGGTGGCGGGGTGGCTATACGTCACTAATAGCAACGTAGCTATGATTGAGGGCGTTATATCGGATCCCGATACATTGAGCTCGGCCCGAAAACATGACCTTAAGCGATTGTGTGGTACTTTAATAGATATGAGCATGGCTTTGGGTTGTACCCAAATACTAGCCATAACAGACCATCCTGGGATAGAACAGCTGTGCGATGACTTTGGGTTTAAAGAGATAGAGAAGAAAGCCTTCTTACTTAGGGATAAAGATGATAGTGACTACATTTCGGACGATCCTAAGAACGCTGATTAATACAAATGATATCATACTACTATAAAATACTTAAAATAAAGCTTGACAGCACCCTGACACTCTTAGTACAATTGAGTAAAGGAGTTCTTCAAGCATTGGTTACTCGCTTGGCTAATAAGAATTATCACCCTAACCAACAAGCTATAAACCCACCTTCTACCCCCGTATCCGATTTAAGGATACGTGTATATAAACCCTCTTCTTATTTAAACAAAGGACATTACTAATGGGATTCATCGGTTCACTATTGGGCGGCTCTGCCGGCAACCCACAGTCTTCGGCTCTCTCTGATCCTAATCAGATTCAACAACAATTGACACAGACACAAGGTGTATTAGGACAATATGGTCCATTATTACAAGCCTTACAAGCTCAGAATGGTTTACAAAACCAATCTAACTTGTATAATCAATATGGTCAGATTGCACAAGGACAAGGGCCTAATCCCGCCCAAGCAATGCTAGCCCAACAAACTGGAGCTAATACAGCTAATCAAGCAGCTCTTATGGCAGGACAACGTGGTGTAGCCTCTAATCCAGCCCTGGCCTCTAGACAGATAGCTCAGATGGGCGCGCAGAATCAACAGAACGCCGTTGGACAAGGCGCTACCTTACAAGCTCAACAACAATTAGCAGCTTTAGGACAACAATCAGGTCTTGCTAATCAAATGGTTGGACAACAATTACAAGGCCTTGGACAAGCTAATCAAGCTAATCAAGGATTGTTAGGAATTCAACAAGGAGCTCTACAAGCGCAGAATACAGCAGCTCAACAAGCAGCTCAAAACAATTCTAAAACAGGATTAGGAGTTGTTTCAGGGCTTGGACAAGCTGTTGGCACGCTTGCAGGATTTTCTCAAGGCGGTGATGTTCAAGAGCCTAAAGAAATGCACATATTAGACTTTCTTCAAATGGATCCATCTACTTCAGCTCAACAACCTATGAGCGGCATGAACATGGGCGGATACATGTCTAGTGGTAATTTCGTCCCAGGACAAGCTAGCATGAAAGGTGACAATAAGAAGAATGATACAGTACCTGCTATGTTGTCTCCTGGTGAGATTGTAGTGCCACGAAGCGCGGCTAAAGATCCTAAGAAGGCTGCAACCTTCGCAGCAGCTGTAGCAGCGCGTCATCGTAAAGCTACACATAAATAATAAGGCTGTAACCTCATTATCACTATATAAGTTTAAGGATATATCCTAATGGTTGATTTAAGTAAATTCAAAAAAGTCCATACAACTAAAGAACATACAATGCTTCAGCACGATGACGGACATTGTATATATCTTGCACATGGCGGACTCTCTAAAGAGCAAATGTGTGACCTTTCAGCCTTGCCCTATCACAAGATGAACAAAGGCGGACAAGTTCCTCCTCCCCCTCCCCCTCAAGAACCTAAGCTAGATAAACAGAAGGTATCTGACTTCCAAAAAGGCTTTGGGATGAGTAAAGGCGGGTCTGTAGGCAACGCTAAGTTATCACAGTCAAGAGTGAGAACAGAGCTACCACCCCCCAACTATCACACTATCCAAGATTCTCAAGTACCAGCCTATGCTGACGGTGGTGAGGTAACTCAAAGGGATATGACACAAGCTGAGAAAGACTTTCCAGCACCTTTCATTGAAGCTGCTCCACAACAACCTTGGTATAACAGATCTATTGGGGAAATGCTTGGACCTGATCCAGTAGCCCAAGCTACAGCAGCCCTAAACACCCCTATAGGCCGTTTAGTGCATGGGGATGTTAATAAGCCTGAACCTGCCCTAGAAGCTCCAGGACAACAAGAAGCCCTTCCACAAGCCCCTTTAAATCAACAGAACAGCCCTTTAAACGCACAATCACCTCTAGACCTACCCCAATCCCCTAATTACACCCAACAAGGCTTTAATCAGGCCCTTTCTGCTGAAAAGGAAATGGGTAGACTAAGTAGTCAACAAGCTAAAAGAGAATTAGGGCTAGCTGAACAGCAAGGTAGGGATATTCAAACCCTACAGTCTGACTTTAAACAAACCATGGCTAGGCATGAAGAACAGAAAGCCTCCGCTTTAGAAGCTGCTTTACAAGGCAAGATCAATCCTAATCAATACATGGAGAACTTAAGTACTACAGGAAAGGTATCTACCATATTTGGGCTAATCTTGGGTGGACTGGGAGGCGGGGCTACGGGCGGGGTAAACCTAGCAGCTAAGGCTCTTAATGAACAGATTGATCGTGATATTAATTCTCAAAAAGCCAACTTAGATCAAAAGAATACTATCTATAAGTTCTATCAACAACAAACTAAAGACGATCAATCAGCTTATATATTAGCCAAGGACTTTCAACAAGACTTATACGCTAATAAGCTTGTACAAGATGCCCTAAAGACTAAAGACCCTATGGCTATCCAAAGAGCTAATGAAGTAGCAGGAATGTTGAAGCTTAATAAAGGCCCTGAGGTACAACAGGCTTTAGCTAAGGCTACTCTCATGAAAGCAGCCCAAAAGGGTACAGCTAGCCCAGAGACTTTAGTGCCATTGCTTGTTCCTAAGGAACATCAAAATGCTGTATTTAAAGAGATTGAAAAGTCTCAGAATGCTGCTAGATCTCGTGATGAGATCTTAAAACAATTTGATTTAGCTAATAAAGAGAACACTATAGTTAAAACAGGAGCAGGTACTTTAAGAACTCCCCCCTCTGTAAAAATCTTAGACAATCTCTTGTTACCTCTCATTAAAGATCAAGAAGGCCGGGTTACACCTATTGAGGTTGAGACAGCACAGAAATTAGTACCTAAACCTGGAGACCTTCCTTCTACTATTAAAGCTAAAAGAGAGGGAATGATTCAATTCATCAATTCTAAGCTAGCAGCCCCTACAGCTAAATCTTATGGTATTGACTTAGATAAATATAAGTCCACAACTAGAACACCCAAAGCTGAAGCAGCTCAAGGTAGCCAAGTTGAGTACAAAGGCGTACGCTATAATGTAGATGCCCACGGCAACATGACACCTGTGAAATAATGAACATAAATGATTTAAATCCTAATGATGTTAAGCCTGTTCAAGTTGAGCAAGCTACTACACCCGCTCTTAATATTAACAATCTCAATGCTGAGGATGTAACAGTTCTCTCACCGGAAGAGGTTGCAGCGGAACCTTATCAAACTCCCGGACAGCAAGCTTTAGCAGGCTTAGAAGCTGCAGGTCGAGGAGCTAGCTTTGGGATATCTACAGCCATAGAACGTGGATTAGGTGTTAAGGCTAAAGACATTAGAGCTCGTGAAGAGCACAATCCTGAAGTTGCACTTATTGGAGAAATTGCAGGTATTGGCGCGAGTTCACTTATCCCTGGAACAGGCCCTTTACAGTTATTAGAAAGAGCAGGAGCAGGAGCAGCAAAGGCTGTAGGACTGAGCACAGGGCTACATGCCTCAGCACCTCTTATTCAAAAGATGGGCGCCTCAGCTGTTAATCAAGCTGTACAAGGAGCTCTCATTGGATCAGGCCAAGAAGTGCATAGATACTTCGCACAAGATCCAACCCAATCTGTAGCTTCAGCCTTGACTAATATTGGTACAGCAGCAGCTCTAACAGGTGGACTCGGTGCAGCTGGATCAGCAGCATTACATCCTCTCAGAGCAGCCGCTAATACTCAAAGAGTTAAAAGCTTATTAGAAGGTGTTAAGGGCAATCTTCAAAATCAAGCTGGATTAGAAGAAGTAAACAAACTCTCTCAACAAGCGGGAGTAGAACTTCCACAAGCTGTTAAAGGAGCTATGAGTGGAGCTGACGCTAATCAATCAGCCGCTATATTAAAACACTCTAATAGCTTATCTGCCGATCAAGCCCGAGCAGAGCTTCAAATGTCTGAAAGAAACTTAGCAGACGCTGTTGTACAGAGTACAGGAAGAACAGCCGAAGAATTGCCTAGTTTAGAGCATTTGTCTGAATATGAAACAGGCAAAGAGCTTAAGGATTCAATGAAGGAAGGCTTAGAGCGTTATATAAAGCCTTTGTCTGAACAATTCAAACCTATTGAAGAAAAGTTCTCTACTGTAGCTCTTCCTGACACAGCAAAAGCTACCCTATCTGATAAGATCTCTCAAATAGGCCTAGAAGGCGGACATTTCTTAAGACCAGATTCGGATGCCGCTAAAGAGCTAAACAACATCCTAAGAGATATTAAGAATATTAAAACACTTGAGGATATGAGAAAGTTCCAATCCAGTGTCAGAGAAGACTTGGGTGGAAAAGGACTTTACAATCTTAATAGACAAGTTATGGGTGCCTTAAGAGAATCTGAAGGCAATGTATTGACAGATGTTGTCTCTGCAGAGGCGCCTGAATTGTTACATAACCTAAAGAGAGCTCGCCGAAACTATGGTGAGGTTATGGACAAGCTTGATGACCTCAATGATAGAATCAAGGTTGGCAAGTATTATGGTCCTGATTCCTTCCTTAAAGCTTTAGAAGAGATGGAACCTGAACAACTCCTTAGACGTTCCCAAGGTCTTAAGGATGTAGAATTTATTAAGTTTCTAGGAGACACACTTCCACAGGCCAAGTCTATAGTGTCTAAGTATCATGTAGACAAACTACTTAAGTCAGCTCATATGGCCCCCGGAGCTCCAGAAGGTGGTATCAATACACGCAAGTTCTTTAGCATGTATGATAAGCTCTCTCCTGAGCTCAAACAAAGTCTTTTAAGACCCGATCAATTGCAACAACTTGATTCCGCTCGTACACTATTAGAGAAGCTCCCGCATAACATGAACCCATCGGGCACCGCTCGTACACTAGATCAGATACAAAAAGCATCTAGTCATGGTATATTGTCCGCTGTAGTAGGATTGGTAACAGGGCACGTCGGGGCTGCTCTCAGTGTACCCTTAATAGCTAGATTGCTTAATGAAGCTCCTGATGCTGTACGTTTAGGAATGCTTCGAATTGCAGGCACTACAGGAGAAGCTAGCGTACCAGGGTTTACAAACTTAGCTAAGTTTGCTAATAACATGCAAAAGGGGCACAACCTAATTAAGTCTGCTACAAGCGCCGTATTCAAAGACACAGCTGTTGATGTATTACCCAAATCTAAGGTCCCAACTCCCCAATCTAGAGCTAAGCTAGAGAGTATCTTAAAGAAGGTAGCTATGGACCCTGTAGGGCATAGTGATGCACTCTCTAAGTCCATGGGACAATACTTAGACACTGAAATGGGCGTTGTGGGAATGACAATGGCTAGAGCAGTTAACTTCTTAGCCCCTCTTAAGCCAGAACCTAAAAGATTAGGACCATTAGACCCGCCTGCTCCTATCTCTTCTACTGAACAAGCTAGATATGACAGAGCCCTTAATATCGTAGAACAACCTCTTGTTGTATTACAGCATATTAAACAAGGCTCATTAACTGTAGAAGATGTAGCCACTATTAATGCTGTACATCCTGAGCTAGCTCAACAGTTTAGAGATAAGTTATTCGAGAAGATGACTGATCAACGTATGAGTGGGAAAATCCCTCATAAGGTAGCTATGAGCATGTCTCTCTTCCTAGGACAACCCCTAGAAGCCTCTTTACAACCCATGAATATAGCCTCTATTCAAGCTGTAGCACAACAAGTGACCCAACAGCGTAATCAAATAGCCCAACAAGGCATGAAAGTCAATGGGCAACAAGGCAAAGCTTTAAACGACCTCCCTAAACTTGCAGCTACAGGAGCACAAGCGCGGGAACAAACTAAAGGCCAAAAGGCTTAAGGAACAATAAAATGCAACAAAACACACTAAAACCAATACCCATTCTAGTAGCTGGAGATATGTCTGGTAACTTGACTAGCTCTGTAATCAACGTTCAGTATTTGAACGAAGGTTACTTACAGATCATCTTCTCAGGCGCCCCAGTTGGTACATTCCAAGTACAATGTAGCTCAGATTATGTATCAGCTAGTGATCCATTCAGAAGTCTTCCTCCTAATGACGGACATTGGGATAACATGGACTTAGGTACTACACTCTCGGCTAGTGGCTCTGCAGGAACGATCTCTGTTGATATCACCTTAACAGGTGTTAGCTTCATTAGATTAGTTTACACATTCGCCTCAGGAACGGGTAGTGCAAGCGCTAACTTCTCAGGTAAACAATTATAAGAGGGTGTCATGCCTACTTGGTTGCTACGTCTTATAGAATCTGTTATAGCTGCTCTTATAGCCATATTTGCCCCCATAGGTCCTATGCTCCTGACCTGTGGGATGCTCGTCATTGTAGATATGATTACGGGTATGATGGCCGCTCGTAAGCGTAAAGAGCCTATTACATCTAGGAAGATGAAGTCTACAATTGTGAAGGGACTTGTCTATCAAGTAGCCATCGTAATGGCCTTTCTTGTAGAAACCTATCTAGCTCAGCACTCTATACCTGTTTTAAATATAACAGCTACTATAATTGGGGTAACTGAGCTAAAATCAGTGTATGAGAATCTGGAAGTTATTACTAATAAGCGCTTGCTTAATAGCATTGTTAAAGCCATTAGTAAGCCCCAAGACCCTACTTAAGGAGATAGAAGACGTGTTTGCCTCTGCTTTAGCCAAGCGTAAAATTAAAGAGTTTGAGGGATGTAAGTTAAAAGCCTACGTCGATCAAGGGGGTATCCTCACTATAGGATACGGCTATACTGGCCCTGAAGTCACGCAGGGGATGACTATAACCCAATTAGCTGCAGATTCTCTCTTAAGTGACAAATTGAGAATATTAGGGGTAGAAGTGACAAAGATTCTCACTGTACCGGTAACACAGAATCAGTTCGATGCTCTGATTAGCCTAGCCTACAACATAGGCATAGGCAATCTTAGAGGATCTACTTTACTAAAGAAGCTTAATAATAGTGATTATAAGGGGGCGGCAGAAGAGTTCCTTAAATGGCACTTTGTTAAGGCCGTACCAAATGAGGGATTACTTAAGCGGCGTGAGGCTGAGAAGGCGCTATTCCTATCACCATAGGCTATAAATAGCAGCTTAAATTACATCATATAGGCAATAAAAGGCCCCCAACCAATAAAGGAAGGGGGCTTTGTTATGTCTACTGTACCTTTACTTCTTATTCCTTAACTTGTGTAAAGCATCAACAAGTTGCTCTCGGGTCGCATTAGCTATTGTAATCCTAGGCTCGGGTAATTCTCGCTCTAAAGACACTTCTCTCTCATTAAGTCTAGCATATACACCCCTAAGCTTTAATCTAAGCTGTTCAGCCTTAAAATAGGGTATATCCTGTCTATGGTCGTATTCCCAATTGCCTCTTTCATTGAGGATAAATCCCTCTCTTTTGGGTTTTCCCATAAGTGCCAATTTAGCACTCCCACCGCTTAATGATTTCAATAACTTAGTATAACGCACCTTAGGCATATACTACCCCTTCTTATTACGCTTAAAGTCTTTTACATACCATTGATTCATATATACCTTTATTTTGCATTTAAAGGCCCCTTAGGCTTGCGTTTACGCTTTAGGCTGGGGTAGGGGTTGGACTTGCCACAGAACTCACGTCTAATGGCCTTATAAACGATATAATAGCCTCTTGTGTGGGGGTACTCAGGCAAATAACAAGGTCCTAGCGTACTACTCTTAGCTGCTACCTTTCCTGAGCCTAATACCCAGTTCTTGCCACACAGATTATCCTCTCTGATCCATAGGATGTCATGAGAGAACTTCTTATTTCTTCTTGTTTTTATCATAGTTCACTACCTCAAAGGTGTATACTCTCTTTACACTATCCTGACCCATCTCCCTTAAGATAAGCTCCCATTTAGGCCATCTATAGGAATCCCCTGATCCTGGCTTCTCTAGCTCAGCACAGGTGCATTCAAAGATATTATGCTCTACGGCTATAGCATATGCTTTGTCCATGATATGTTTAATATCTAGACAATCATTATCATGTATTTCAAACTTATATAGGATCATCACTCTTCTCCTAGGATAAGTTCTTGCTCATGTTCATAGCTTTCCATCTCACATGAGAAGCATATCTCTTCTTCCCTTGGGGTCTTATAGCCACCACACATAGGACATGTAATATCTTCATATTCACAGTCTTGTAGGTTCGTATTAGGTCCCTTAATCATCCTATCGTCCTTAGTTTCCTTCATATACTTCCCTTGTTAAGTCTGCTAGTTCTTCCATTAATACACTTGGATTAAACCCATTAACGTGAAACTTACCCCGAGCCTCAGCTGAGCAATAAGCTGAGATGGTGTAGGATTCTCCATCATGGGACATCTTTACAATCCACCCATCTCCTAACATTTCCATGAGAGGATCATATAATTCATCTGCTACATTAGGTTCCATATTATCTCCTTTAAAGCAAGTATCACACCAACCTGGACATTCGTTAACTAAATTATTACAACTATCTGTAAAACATTTAAACATAAAAATATATTGCTAGCCCAGGCTTGATTCTGGGTAAGTTTGGCAATCTACCTGTATTCTTCCATGGAAAGCCGATATGGAAGTCATAGTCTGCGTGTCCTCGGTGCCCCCTGTTAGAGACCAGGGCATTCCTTCGGTTGTCTCAGTTAACCTCCACGCCGCTAGCAATTCTTATTAATTCACCAACTTACTTCTACTCTTAACATAGAAGTTATCATAAGTCTTAGGAACATCATAAGATGTTACATCCTTATAGCTTACCACTCTCATATCTTTAATGATAGCTAATAGTTCTAATAAGGACTTTACCCTATACCCAATTGTTACCTCTTTACCACCTTCAATTACCCGCACTAAATAAGTCTTCATTCTTCCTCCTTATGTTTATTTAAATATACTATAGCCTTTTGTAATAAGTCTACTGAATCTTTTAGTTTGCCTAAACCAGAATTACAATGCCAACACAGTAAGCCTCTAATTCTACCTGTTTTATGGTCATGATCTACAGCTAGAGTCCTTGATACTTTTTGCCTAGAATCAAATAGAGTCTCTTCATTGAAACAAATTGCACAAGTATTATTCTGTTCTTTAAGAAGTTTATTAAAGTCTCCTATACTCAATCCAAAGTTCTTTTTAAGAGAGTATCCCTTAAATTTATCTTTATTAGCTTTTCTATAATCCCTAGCTCTTTTATTTATCTTATCTCTATTCATAATGTAGTACTCCCTTCTAGGTTTATTGCGATTCTCTGGATTCTTCTTATGAAGAGAGGTCCTATAAACATTCCTACAATCCTCACAACGTTTTCTTATACCGTCTGGTTTGATCGAAGGATGCTTATAGAACCTCGCATCATCTTTATCTAATTTACATACTGAACAGATCATTAGTGACTTATAGAACAGTTAGGACCGACGGTGAAATTGCAAGATGAGTTAATAGCGTTGCTTGAGTACGTTCCAGGAGGTATTTCTGTGAGAAAGGCCCCTGGGATACTGTAAACGGCGTACAGCTTATTATTGATGCATAAGCCAGCTTCTACGAACGTTGACGAATAGCTGGACGCTCCTGGGCAGAAATTAACTGGAACAATAACCGTTCCTGGACTTCCCGCTGCTCCTGTAGCTCCCGTAGAGCCTGTAGCACCGGTTGAACCAGTAGCCCCAGTAGCTCCTGTTGCACCCGTTTGTCCTTGTTCACCTTGCGATCCTGCGACACCTTGCTCTCCTTGTACGCCCTGTGCTCCTTGAGCACCATTACAGACGTCAGTCATGTATTGTACTTCGCTTGTTTCTAGAATGTAGTCATTGTTTACGTCAACACCTGATAGGATAGCAGTACCACCCGCATCTCCGCAATTAGGGTCATTAGCTACAGCTTTAATGAGACTTCCATCATAAATGGTAGTTTCATGTTTAGCGCACCCAAACATCGCTACAGTAGCGGCTGCCCAGAATAAGGCTAATCCAATATAAGTTAAGTTTAAGATTAAGTTAGCTTGTTTGTTTTCCATTTGTTTATCTCCTCTTAAGACTAATTTACTATACCTAATTGTGTTATTCAAGACTTTATTTATGTTATTTTACACACATCAAACACATTTTTCATTAATATGCAAAATAGCTTTGATAAATAGTTATGTAAATATACATAAATAAGGGGTTTCTGAACCCCGACTTAAAACTCAAAGCTATAACATAATCCCAATGCCGCAGCCTGGCCTAATAGGTTATATCCCATATCCTTAGCTGGATAAGGCTGTCCAGGGCCTGTACTTAACACGCTATACATAGATGTTAAGGAAAACGTCACCACAGCACTAAAGAACATAGCCTCACCTGTCTTCATTTTAAGGGCCTTTTTAGAGAACCCATAAGTAGCGGTTTGTAGTAAAGCTGAGTTACCAAATTGACTCCAATCATGATCATCAGCTTTGAGTATAGTACTATGGATTAGCATTATAAAGACAAGTAGTAGTTTCATCTTAGCCCCAAAAGATAGAGAAGTAGGTTCTAGGATAGAACACTAATTGTTCTGAGATAACACCTTCTGATATCTTAACATAGGTTCTATAGCCTTTTGTGTGCAATAAAGCTACAATACCATTCTGTACATCTACATCAAGTACTTCAGGAATACGCACTGTTGTATCAAAGCGGCCGTTCTCAATAGCTGTATCAATAGAGGCTTTAATGAGCTCGGCGGCCTTCATTAGATTAAAGGCTGTCTCAGGTTTCTTGAATTGTAATGACTTATCTTTGGCCTGTTCGGCCATTGGGATGGAAGTAAAATTAAAGTCTTGCATATATCCTCCTATAGCTATAGTGCCATAGGGTAGGATTCATGTCAATACTATTTTTTAGAGGGGAACTTAGAATAGATCCACTTAGACACTACATCTAAGGTAGACAGAAGAGATTGTACGATAGAAGGGATATAAGAGATAATAAGGGGTAGTCCGCCCGTAAAGAGAGAACCAAGCACAAGGCCTGTTAGAAAGACTTTAGGGTGTCCGATAATAGATAAGATTAGTCCTAGCATACTCTTTCCTTTAATATGTTTATTTGTCTTTGGCTCTTTCTACTAACATCTAGACAAATTCTATAGTTAATAGTTCCTTCAATAATAACTTTTCTATGAATTATAGGTACTTTTATAGTTCTAGGTTTTTTAAAGTACGACTGTTTTAATAAAGAATCTTCAAAGACTATAATATGTGACCCGTGTAACTCACTATAGCTAAAGTAAAACCCAACTTGTTGCCCTCTATTGAGTAATTCATATGCATAAGGTCCAGGAGGCATATTAATCCTTTAAACTTAGTGTACCGATACGTTTAACCTTCATACCCTTAACCTTAGCTATGTAGGTTGTTACATCACCTAGCTTACCTTGAGGCCTTTGATCAGGTCTGGCGTATACCCAATGAGCTAATACATAGCCCAGCTTAGTTTCTTCTACAATAGCGCCTATAGCTAAGAAGCTGTAGGGCTCCGCATGACCTTCTAAGTCCCCACTATGGTCTTGAAATGATATAATAACAATAGGTACTCTCATTCTGGTTTCCTTTTAATAGGAAGTGTCTTCATTAAAGGTCCTTTAGAACTAGCTCCACACGCTATACACACATATCTATTATATATGCCGGATAGGGTTCGCTTAGCCCCATTACTATGCAATGCGTGTTTGCCGCAATTAGGACAAGCATCTGTAGTTCCGTTAACAATATTCATATTAGGATGACGATCCATCCAAGGTCTAAGCTTTAAATAGACACGTTCTAATAACTTAACATCTTGTTTATTATAGCTTGCCATGCGAGCAAAGGCTTTCTTATCCCCGGCCATACACCTAAGCCAAAGGTCAAAGCCCTCTGTCTTTTGTTTACGCCCTACTTTTAATAGATTACCCAGATCATCCAGTTTGTTACTATTAAAGCCAAACTTAGCTCTTGCTACTTCAAGAGTATCCACTACTTGATACTTGTTTACAGGCTTTAGTCCATGCTCTATAAACTTAGCATTAGCTTTTTTGTTATCAAACTTTCTACCATTATGAGCTACAACTATATCAGCTGTATTTAAGACAACCCATAAAGCTTTTACTAAAGACTTATCCGTGCTATCCTTAAAGTCAGCTCTTGTAACTACCCTCGTTTCAGCCTTCCCAATCCATTTAAAAGCAAAGGATAGCAATTGCCATTCTTGCTTAAAAGCTATAACATCTTGCTCATACTTCCCCCAAGTATAACTAATATTAGGACTTGTCTCTATATCATATAACAATATATTTTGTTTCATGGGCAAGCCTTAAGAAAGGTCCATCCATTACGTTTGCATACATCTGCTAGCGTATTTTCTGGATCATCATCTACTACAATTACTGTATCAGCGCTGTACTGATACTTCAACACATTAATAGCTGTTTCTTTTAGGTCTGTAGAACTTCTAAAGTCTTCTTCATCCCTCATATAAAGAGTGAAAGGGGGGAATTGATGCTTATCTAGCCATTCTTGTGTAGTCTTCTCCCATTGCTGTTGTCTGGACGTGAGGTACACCCCAATACGGGGACTTTTGTCATATAAAGCTCTTAACAAATACGCCATTCCTGCAATAGGCCTATCCTCGTGGAATATGAGTGGATTCGTAACACTCTTAACCCATTCTTCATACTCACCTTTATTAGCTCTAGAAGGTTCTTTTCCTGCAGCCTCTAAGCGAGGTGAGGCATTAGCTATGGTCTGGTCTATATCAAATACAAATAGGATACTCATTTAAGTTTACTCCACCTATTGTCCAGTTCTGGTTTCTGGACGATCATATTGCTTAAAAACGCTAAGTTACATAATGCATGATCTATATGACAAAGTCCACTCTCTGGATCTTTGTCTTCCCCGCTAGAGTAGGCGGACAAATGGCGGAAAGCGGCCGCTATAAGCCTATTATACTCAATACCCTTAGCCCAATTTCCTTCAGAATACTTATTAGCTCCATAAGAAAGGGCCCTTCCCATAGCTTCTAGGGCTTCTCTTGGGATAAGGTCTAATCTAGGTTTATTAGAATCGTATTTTATACCCTTATCACTCATTTCTTAGCTCTCCTCTTCTTGCCTTCTCTGCCTGTCTTCTGTAGATGACAGCTGCTACAGATAACACTCCAGCCCGAAGTAGATACAAAGAGATTTCTAATGAATAGATCCCACGATGTAAAACCCTCAGGACCCACCACAGGATTCTTATGGTCCAACTGCTTCTCTTTATTACCAACTTTAGATCCGCATGTTTCACAGAGATATATTCCTCGTTCTATTCTAGCTACTTGTGTAGCTATATTTCGCCAAGGCCATCTATAAGATGCTCTTCTAAGCGTCGACCTTACAAATTGTTGTCTATACTTAGCTACTTCTTCTTCAGTGTAGTCTTTAAACAGTTTCTTAACTTTAGCCATAAATAGTTTTAATAATGTGATCTAATTCATTGTCTGACTTAAGCTCTTCACACATTTTATTAACTTCACCAATCCACCACCTAGCTATATTAACATCAACTCCCTTGTCTCTCAAAGCATATGTAAGCTTAACAAGAGTTGGATGCCTACTACCATTATTAGTGGGAACAGAATTGCCCATAATACGGATAGTTTCAAATACAGATTGCCCTTGAGATTCTGCAAAAGGACGACTAGGGCGACTGTTAATATGGCTAGAAATATTCCTATAAGGTTCATAGCTAATAGCCTTTCCTTGTGCCTTATTTACAAGGACTTTAGGTTTACCTGTCTTTGAATGGAGGGTTCCCGGAAGCCTGAACAAGTGCAGGTGCGTGTAGATGCTATCGTCAGCTTCCGGGAAGTGCGCTCTTACCCATTCCCTATCTTGAAGAGGGAGGAGGTGAGAGGGAGGGGATAAGCGCAAGATGCCAAAATGTGCTCCTCTATTGCCTGTGAAGTAAGCGACATAGTTAAGACCCATGTCTATTAGCTTCTGTTCTACTTTTTCGGCGGCTTCGAGGGAGTCAATGTCGAGCCAGAGCCTTTGAGACCAGACAACACCTTGATACTTCGCCGTAGTTCCAGCCTCGATAATCGCCTTGGAGACTTCTTTGGTAACCAAATATAAACTACCAAAACCTCCATTATCAAGCCTGCTAACATGAGCAAAAGTAGGACTAATGCCATAAGAGAGGGTAGGAGTAATAATACTAAAGCAATATTCATTTAGATATCCCAACATGGGCTCTCCAGCGTGTGATAATGCTGTTAGGCACTAATTGTTCAATAAAGAATTGGAAGGCATTACGAATAGCTTTTTCATCACCGCCGTCAGAGCTTAATTTTGGGTCTGTAAACAGCGGGCACTTCTTAAATACAACATTAAGACTTCCAAATGGGGTAGCGATCTTAATAGGGCTATCATCACCTTGTAAGGATGAATCACATTGCACTTTTACAACTTTATCTGCAAAATGCATATTAAGAGATATATTTCCCGTCATCCATAACTCATCAGCTATAAGCCTATCATATGTTTGGGGGTCCATCTTAGCTCTATCTGTAATATGCTTACTAATCTCTGCAATCTCATTATGTAAAGCTAAGGCCTGTGAAAGGAGAGTTCCTGGGATAGATCCATTCATTCCTTTAACATAAGCTCTATGACTCATAAGGGTAGAACTATCTAACACGTATCGTGTATCTAGATATTGGGAAATAATGAAGCTCATTGAAGCGCTAAACATACTGATGGTATGAACTGGGATTCCTAATCCTTTAGCTGTTTCAATTAAGGTACGTCCAGCTGAGATAGACCCTCCTGGGCTATTAAGCACTAAGAATAACTCTTTAGCGCCTGCTCTCTTTTTATTGATCATAGCTTCTTGTACAGCCTCTACAGTTTCATCTGTAACAGGAAGCCGAAGACTAACAGTATTATTACTAGATAATAATACAACATTAAGGTCTTTGGGAGCGGCATCTGCTTCTCCCATTACGAGCTCTCCTAAAAAGTACCCAAATGCTAATCCAATCAGCATCGCTGCTATTACCTCTAATACTGGTTTCATCTATTCCTCGCCTTTTAAGCCGGCCATTGTTTTAAAATACTTAGTTTCAGCCTTTATTGTTACACTTAACTCTAATTCGTCATTAACCATCTTTAGCGCATCATCAAAGATCTTTCTACCTTCTAGTTTTTGATCTTCTCTAACACACCAGGAAGTACTATCATGACAATCTATAAGTATAGGTCTCATATCTATACTACGCTCTTTTCTAAGTTTGTCAATGTTTAATATCCATTTGATCAAACAATCATGAGCGCTAGACTGAACGAACCTATTCATAAGATCTTTATACTCAGGGTCAGGTACTCTTATAACCCTACCTATTACATTACGTAATAGACCATTTCTACGATTTACTTCCTTAAGTTGATACCCCCACTGAGCTACTCGTCTGAATTTAGCCCAGTATGCTTTAACATAGCCAGTTGCAACTTCCTTTGAAGTAGGTATACCCATCTTGGTAAGATTCCTAGCAACAGTTGTACCAGTTCCAGTGTATTGTACAGCCAGCTGTATAACCTTAGCAATCTTACGCTGCTTCTCGAAAGCCTCTTTAACTCTTTTTGTGATAGGGATATTAGGATCATATCCCATTTGTAAGTCTTTATCATTTGGAAATAACTCCAATGCTAGGTCTAAGTAGATATCCCCAAGTCCCTTACCAAAGACCTTTGTTAAGTAAGGATCTTCACTATAATGAGCTGTTATAGTAGGCTCAATAGCAGATAAATCTGAGTGTATACCCACAGATCCTTGTGGTACACAGAAATGCTTCATTATAACTTTCTCATCAAAAGGTGCGTTAAGTAAATAAGGCTTGAACCCAGAAAGACGATAGGAAACAGTACCACAAATGTTAAAGCCTGGACGCAAAATTCCATTGTCCCCAACACTAGCAAGATAAGGCTTAAGAAAAGAAGACACAAGCGTATTAAAATGTTCATATTTTAGATAGGACTTAGTCCAGTCTCCTTGCATCTGTTTCACGCTATCTGCATCTGTAGCTGGTTTCTTAGCCTCAGTTAAATAGACTACTGGGTTCTTTAGCTTATCGTAGAACAGTTCTCTCTTATGATTGTCGCTATTCCAGTTAAATCTCTCCCACTTCTCTGGGTGGGCGGCATATAAGTCTTTGTTATACTGGCGTTTATAGGCTGCAATTCGCCTATCTGCCCAATCATGCTCAATCTCCGCAATACTTGAGGCTAATTGCTTATCTAATCTCCGCTTAGCTGCATCCCTAGCTCCTGTTATACGTTTTAAGGCCCCTTCTAGCCCTTTTCTATCGCAAGGCACCCCTAGGTATGTATTTTCCTCTAAAAGCTCGTTATAGGCCATTATATCACTTAATAGGGGCCAGTAATCCCATCCATCAAAGGTTGGGGCTAATTTATGATATAGCAGAAGAGTAGAGTAAGTATCGAGACAAGCATACTTGCCCAAAGTATCCACGCTAGCAAGATAATGGTCCCCGTTAGAAAGCTTTCCTCCTTTAGCCTCAACTTCTCGCTTAAGTTCTTGATCTCCCTTTTCAGACCAGCCCAATAGCTCTTTTTGGGCATCTTTGAGACCATATGGACGAGGCCCTGTGGGGGCTGAAGCCATGTGCCACATGAGTCGGGTATCTGCGGTCCAGTTTGTGGAGATTCCTGATGCAAAAAGCCACCGTTTGTCATACGTAAAATTGTGCCCGATAGCGTGTTTACTCGATAACCATTGTTTAACAGCGTTGTGCAAAGAGCATAACATTCTGTTGCTCCATACACCTTCAAAGAAAACCCATCCTGGTATGAAAATAGACTGTATGCGAAGATTTCCATAGGATATTGAAACTCCAAGAAGATGTCCTGTTGCTGGGTCTTTTCCGTGAGTTTCAACGTCAACCGCGATTGGACCTTCTTTGTACGACGAGACTGCTTCTTGGAATTCTTCTTCCGTCGTGATGATCTTGTATGTAAATTCTTCATGCATTTATACACCTGAACAAGTGCATCCTTGTTTCATTAGCTCTGTTATTTCACACCTACACTTATGCATAGATGCTGGCTTTTCTATCCCTTGTTCAAGACCATTATCTGTACTCCACACAATCCCATCAGCGGTATAAGCTGAGCCTTCCGTAGGATACCAACTAGCAGCCAATTCATCTGCTAAAGGTTGTAAAGGGGCTGTTCCTGGATACTCTACTTTTGTATAGCCTGGTCGTTGAGGGACGTCATTCTTACCTGTAGCTACCAATTCTAAATATTGTTTAGAGAAATATAATAGCTTTGGAGAATTATCTAGTTGTACGAAAGCCATATCCATATATGGCATTTCCACGATGTATCCCTCACGACCGTCTAAGCGATCTGGTGAATTTCCAGGTATTACACGAACCCTATCTCCGACCTGAAACTGAGTCTTCGAAGATTCAACCTTAAACATTACATCCTCCTAAAAATATACAGGGCTGGCTACTGACCATTTAACACACCTACACAAAAGGGGCACCCTATATTAATTATGCGCTTTGTTGTTCGCCATCTAACGGGAACACAGAAGCTACCTCTAACTTAGGCTTACCCATGTATTCTGCATCACGAGTATAGATTGCAACACCAGTTCCAATAATAGGAGAGAGGTTAAATTCACTCTTAACTGTTACTGGGGTGCCGATTTGGTTTACTTCATCAGCTGTTAAGCCGAATGCTTGTAAACGCCGTTTAAGCGTTGCAGCGCCG